GCCTACTTGTCCGAGTTCGCCAAGATCAAGCGCAGCGAATGGATCAAGACTGGCAAGTTCTATCCGGCAGGTCACGAGAAGGCCGGCAAGCCCGTCTACCGCAAGGTGACGGACGAAGACACCGACGTCGCCGATCCCGTGCCGGAAGGCATGTGGGCCACGATGCCTTATGTGTTGCTGGCGAAGTGCGCAGAGGCGCAGGCGCTCCGTCGCGGCTGGCCCGAGAACCTGTCTGGCCTGTACTCGCCCGAGGAGATGGATCAGGCCGACAACAACATGCGCGACATCACGCCATCGGCCAGCGTGGAGTTGCACGATCAAAACCAGCGCCTCGACCGCGTGAAGGCGCGAGACGCCATCTCGATCATCTGGAAGGTCGGCGAAGTGATCGAGCCCGTGCCGGTCGGCAAGCTGTTCGACCGCATCGCCGAGTACGTGCGCAACAGCGACATGCTCGCCGAACTCAAATGGTGGACGGCCACCAACACCGCGAGCTTGAACGCCTACTGGGCCGTGTCCAAGAACGACGCGCTGGCGGCGAAAAAGATCGTCGAAGAACGCCTCGCCGTGCTTGAAAAGGCCGAGCGGGACGCGCCCGTAGAGGAGACGATCAAGGCCGGCGATCCCGACGACGTGATCGTCTACTGAGATGACCGACGTCGCCACCTTCGGCAAGCCCAGCCTCACGGCGCAGCTTAATGAGCTTCGCCGGGAGCGCGGCATGCGCAACCGCGTGTATCCGCACCTTATCGCCACCGGCAAGATGAAGGCGCGCGACGCGCTCTATCAGAACCTCGCGCTCGATGCCGCCATCGAGACAATCGACAAGCTCATTGATCAGGAGAAGAACCGTGAAACTTGAGAATGTTGAACAGGCCGCCATTTTGAAGCACGCCATCGAAGACCTCGACAACATCATGGCGGTCGGCTCGTCTCCCAACGTGGATCAGTGCATCATCTGTCTCGGCGCTGACGATGGAGATGGCGGAACGCTATCTGACGTAGAAGCCACGATCCCGCTCGATGAAATCTTTCACTATTTCCCGACGATTAAGCATGCGTTGATCCAGCGTTTGAAGGACCTTGGCGTAGAATGGCCCGAGGCTCATTGAGATGGCCAAGGAAGACGATCTTCTGGAAGACGTTCCGGTGTCTGTTGCCGAGGCCGAGATGGACTTCTGCGGCCTCAAGGTGAAGGTCCACGTCCTGAGCGACGGCCGGCGCGTGATCGAGGCCGCCGATATGGAACGCATTATGCGCGTCATGCTCGAAGGCGACGAGGCTGGTCACAACACATGAGGACCGATCTGGAAATCCGAGAGTACCGCGACCGCTGCATCGTTTGGGGGCCGGAGGTATGGGACGACGGGTCGCGCGTTCCGCTGGCGCTCATCCAGCGCCGACAGGGAGCCGAGGCGTTGCTTGAGCGCCTGCAGCAACTCGAATCCTGCAGCCTCCTCGAACTGGATCACTATGCGCGCCCCGCGACCGTCATGAAGACCGAAATGACGCGGGGAACGACAATCAAGATGCCGGTGCAGTTCGCCAACATGGTCAAGGTGTGATGGCGAAACGCCCATGCCTCTTTGTCGGCGGCACCGGAGACGGCCGCTTTATCGACATCGCTGATCACGCCATGGATCATTGCCTCGCGGTCTACGTCCCCACGGAGACAGTCGGCTATGACGAGCCCGGCCCTGTCGGGCATCTGCGCGAGGAGCACTACACGCGCCGCTTCTGGCAGGCAGACGGCAAGCGGTTCACGATGTTCGCTCTCCGCTCCATGTCCATGATCGAAGTGACCGAGGCGCTGTTCGCCGGCTACAGGAAGCCGAAGTGAAGAACCCCGCCATCACCATCGAGAACGAGACATGGCGCAACGTGGCGATCAACGCCGTCAAGCGTGCGCCGCTCGGGTTCGAGGTTGAGATCAGGCCGCCGCTGATCACGAAGGGCCAGAACAAACTGATCCACGGCTGCTTCGAGGATGTGGCGAGGGCGCGCGTTCCATTCGCCGGGCGCGATGACTGGGATCGCAACGACTGGAAGCAATTCCTGATCAGCGGCTTCGGCAAGGTGAAGAACGATCACAGCGTCGGCCGCCTCATGGAAGGCATCGAAGGTGAGACGATGGTGCTGCGCGACGAAGTGAGCCGCATGCCCAAGGAAACCGCCGCCGAGTTCCTGACCTACATCATTCAATGGGGCGACAGGAAAGGCGTGCGCTGGCGCTACCTGCCCAGCGTTGACGAGCCGGCCCGGTGAAGCGCTCTCGCCCCATGAGCCGAGGCCACGGCTTCCGCGCGCATCCGAAGCGGGCGAAGCGGCCCGAGCCGCTGGTGGCCAAGGCGCTCGGCGTGTCCGTCGTCAAGAAAGGCCCCGAGGAAGACGAGGCGCATCTGCGCAAGGTGCGCGCCCATGGCTGCCTCGTCTGCGGTCGCCCGGCCGAGGCCCATCACCCCCGCGAACTTTTCGCGCGCACTGGCGGCCGGCGGAAGTCCGACTATCTCGCGGTGCCGCTCTGCCCTGAGCATCACAAGGTCGAATACCCCGGCAGCCTGCACTACTTCGGCAGCGCGCGATGGTGGGTGCTCATGGACATCGACGTCGTCGGATGGATCGCGCGGTTCAGCGAGGAAGGTCGCGCCGCGCTCGAACGCTATCCGCCCATCGCTCTACTATAGAAGCCACTCTCAATTCGAGAGAGCCCCTATATTACGTGGCTGTACCCGGACACACATCTCGTGTATAATCTCTCAATCGGCGACTCATGCCGATAGCAGAGAGAAGGATGAAATGACGAAACAACAGAAGAAAGCGCACCTTGCAATTTTGGAAGAACAGAAGCAGTGGCATCAAAAGGTTCGCGATGCCAAGGCTGCGTGCGACGCGACCACCAATCTCGAAGAACTCGCCGAGGCCGCACGCGCCTACCTGCTCGCTCAAGCCGACGTGCAACAGTACGTCTACGGTCGGCGCAATGCCGACTATCTTGCCATGTACCGCCGTCGCGCCAACAGCGAGGAATATCGCAAGACCCTCGCCGTGTTCTGGATGGCGAAGCGCTACATGGACGAGGCCGATGCTGCGACGGGCATTACGCCCGTCGAACAGAAGGTGCGCTCGGAGCGTGATGAAGCCGAGGCCCGCGCCTTCATGGCCGGGATCAACGCTATGATTGAGGGAGGACTGCGTCGCTATGCTTAACACCACGACCATGCCGGCGGTCATCGACTTTTTTGATGCGCCGCCTTTCGACTGGCTGTCGAACTTCTATCCCTGTCTCGTGCGTTGGGATGGAGCGACCTATCGCACAACCGAGGCCGCCTTTCAGGCAGCCAAGACGGACGACTGGGACCACCGCATCCGCATCTACAACGCGACGACGCCCGGACAAGCGAAGGCCCTCGGCCAACGCTACTCGTTCGAGAAGTACAAGGTCGCGATCCGCCCCGACTGGGACGAGATCAAGTTCGACGTGATGCACAATCTCTGCTCGCAGAAGTTTCACCAGCCCGGCTTCCGCGAGAAGCTGCTGGCGACGGGCGGCGCGATGCTGATCGAGGGCAACACATGGGGCGACCGCATTTGGGGAGTCGTCAACGGTGTCGGCGAGAACCACCTTGGCAAGACGCTCATGCGTATTCGCGCCGGGCTGCGCGGGGAGGTTTGCCATGCAGGCTAAGGCCCTAGAGATCAGAGACGAGGCGACCTGCATCCCGGTGCTCTGCGTCAACATGAACCCGGCGATCTTCACGTCGGGGAAAGTCGAGGAGCATATCGGCCAGCGCTACCTGTTGCGCCGCTGCGGCTATCCCTGCGACGGCAGGCCGAACATCCTCATGACGAAGATGTCGGCCGATGGCGAGCCCGCGTGGAACGATCCGCACGGCTGGGCAAGGTCGCGCACCATGTTCCACGCGCACGACTACATCATCGAGAACTGGGCAACGCTCAAGGACGGTGACGTGGTCGACGTGCAGTTCATCCTCGGCGAGACGCAAAAGCCGAAGGTGAGCGAGCGCGTGGAGCATCCGCTATGAGCGAGATCATGTGCAAAGGAACGTGGTCGCTCAAGACCGCGTGCGGAAAGTGCAAACGCTGCCACGACAGCGCGGCGGAATACATCAAGGGCCTTGAAGCAGACTTCGAGATGTACGTGCGTGCGTGGCAACGCGAGGTCGGTAATCACATGCGCAACAAGGCGCACTTGATCGACGCGCTTGTGTTGACGACGCAAGACCTGCGACGCAAGGCCGACCGTTTCGACCGGGAGTTCACTCAGGACTTGCCGAAGCACATCTACGCCGCTCTCTGCGCCCCATGGTTCACGCCATGAGGGTGCAGCAAATGGATCGGCTGGCGCTCTATCTCGCCGGCATGCTGGCTGTCGCGAGCGTCGTGCTTCTCGCGGCAGCATGGGTGACGTCGTGATGGACGACGCCGCCTATCGAAGCAGATTGGCCGTGGCGGGAGTGAGCTTCGACAAACTGGATGGTGCCACGTCACACCAACTGGACTGCATTGGCAATCTCGTCGGCGTCTATCGGACGTCGATGCGAGAGCAAAACCCCAGCCGCTACCGAATCATGGAAGCGGCGCGACAGAGAGGAGTAACCGTTACCGTGGACATTTTTGAGAGCAAGGAACAGGCCGGCGAGCGCGCGATGCTCGAACCGGCAGCGCCGACATGGTTCGGCCGCACGTCCGATCACCTGCCGGCGCTGACGCCTGAATGGTTCAGGGCAGCCACGACGCCGCGCACGCACGACCCTCAGTCGGGCACGCCGATCTACGCCCTCACCCCGCCGCGCCCGAAGACGCACGGCTGGACGGGCCTGATCGTGATCGCCTTCATCATCGCCTGCGTCGCAATGGCGACCTACCCTCTTTGGAGATAGACAATGGACATCATCGTAGACATCGACGGCACGCTGGCCGACCTGACTCATCGGCTGCACTTCATTCGTTCGCCGGGGATGAAGAAAGACTGGCCGGCATTCTTCGACGCCTGCAGCGGCGACAAGCCGATCAAGCCCGTGATCGAGATGGTGCACTCGCTTCGCGTAGGCTTGCCAACCGCAGCGCGGCTGGTCAATCGCCTGATCTTCTGCAGCGGTCGCCCCGAACGCACACGCGAAGCGACGACGGCATGGCTCCTCAATCAAAATCTGATTGCGAGGCTGCCGGCGAACAAGGACGCCCACGGCCATCCGCTCTACATGCGCAAGGATGACGACTTCCGCGAGGACAGCATCATCAAACGGGAACTGCTGGATCGCATCCGCGCTGACGGGTTCAATCCGACACTGGCAATCGACGACCGCAAGCGCGTGGTCGATATGTGGCGCTCGGAAGGGATCGTCTGCGCGCAGGTCGCAGAGGGAGAGTTTTAGTGGCACTGTCCATCCTCGCGATTGCGCCGGGCGACCGCCGCAAGAACTTCATCGACGTGATGGAAGCGGTTCAGCACGAGATGGATAGCCGGCCGTGATCACACCGGCATGGGCGACCATGGCTGAGTTCGAGGAATGGTGGAAGGCAAACGTCATTGCCTTCAACCGTCTCTCGATCACCGACCCTCGCGAATGGGAGCGCGTCGCCCGTGCCATCGAAGCGTTCCAAGCCAAGTACAACGGAGAGAAGACATGACTGAAAAGACCATCGTCGAACGGCTGCAATTTGCCGAACGTGTTCTCGTTGGCACGGCCGACGACATCGTCGCGCTGGCCAAGGACGCACGCGAGGAGATCGAAGGTTGGGAGCGCTCGTTCGATCTCTACTGGAAGGCGATCCAGCGCGGCACGACGGCGTGGCGTGAAGCCCACCCCGGCAATGATCTCGTGCTGCCCGACACGGCCCATCTTGTTGAATGGCTCGTGGGCGAGGTCGCCAAGCTGGACAAGATCGAACGGAATACCCCGGCCGGGGAGGAGACATGACCAACCGAGAGAGCGACGTCACCCGCCTGACGATTTTGGCGCTTCTGCTGATACTGGCCGCGTCTATCCTGTCGACGTCCCCGTTGTTGTGGAACGCTCGATGAACCGCCGCGCGTTCCTTCTCGGCACCGCCGCAGTCGTGGCGTTGCCCGCCGCCAAGCCGTTCGTGTGGGAACACGTCGGCGACGCGAGCGTCAGGGCATCGCATGCCGCGCTCCTCACGACGCCAGCAGACACGGCCGCCTTCGATGCCGCCGATGCGTTCGCCTACGCGATGCAGGCAACGATGCAGGCAACGAGAGTGCCCCCTGCCCTGATCTCGTGGATCGACCCCAAAATCTACGACATCCTGTTCAGCCCGAGCGATCCGTGCAAGGAAGTGAAGTTTCCCGAGCCGATCATTTTGCGACGTTCCCGCTTTAGAACCTTGGAAGGATAGACCAATGACAGTCGACGAACTCAATCAGCAGATCGCGTGGACGACACCTCTCGGCGGGACCGTCATGGTCCCTCCCGACATGGTGTGGGACAAGCAAGTCTACCTGCAGCGCGGCGTGCGCCTCGCGATGCCGAGCGTGCCGACCTACGACTATCACAAGCCGGGCCTGATCAAAGGCGCGGTGCACATCGTATGGGGAGATGGCCCCGGCGCATCGAGCGATCCGAATCGGGCCGCGATCAAAGCCGAGGCCGGCACGATAGTCGACGGCATGGGGTTCGACTATCCGAATCAGAACATGCTGTCGCCGACGCCCATCGAGTACGGCGCGACGATCCACTGCTACGATCCGGGCATCAACCAGTACGGTTGCGCGATCACCAACAACGATTTCGGCAACGCCTACCATGCGGTACAGGCTCGCCAGATTCCCGGCGTGATCCAAGGGCTGAGCAACTTCGTCATGACGGGCAATCAAGGCTTCCCGATCAAGACGGCACTCTCCATCGACGGTGTCACCGACTGGCAGACGGTCGCGCACAATCGCTGGAATGTCGGCTTCGATGATCCGGGGCTCAAGTCAGGACTGCCTGCATGGTGCGCCGCCAACGGCATCTCGCTCGATCTTGGCGGCAACGATTGGTTCCAGACAATCGACTGGCAAGTGTTCGGCTACCACGAGGCGGTTCGCATCACTGCCGGCGTCGGCTACACGGGCGGCGGCCCCTACACGTTCGACGCCTGCCAGATGGATGGCTGCTACCGTGGCATCAACCTGATTGGTGCCATCGGCCATCCGACGACGATCAACAATTGCAGGTTCGCGCCCTACCAGTGGATCGACTGGGAGAGCCCTGACCCTGCAGTGCGCGCGGCAGCCATGGGCTGTTCGGTCGCCGCCGTGAACGCGGCCGTCAACGGCATCGTGATGATCGGCACCTACACGTTCGGCCCGGCCGAATACGCCCTTTGGGCCAATGCGGCGAGCGACGTCCAACTGATCGGCAATCGCGCCGTATCGAGCGGATCGGGCGGCGCGGCTTTCGGGGCGATGACCTGCAAAGGCGTGCAGGCCGCCTTCAACCGCTCCACCGGGTTTGCATCGGGCACCATCGATGTAGAGGGTTCGACCGGCGTGCAACTCGGGCCGAACCAGTAGCCACGAACGAAAAACGCCGCCGGACTGAGGGGACCGGCGGCGCTTCGTATCAGGGAGGATACACCTTGGCGTCTTTGGGGCCGCCAAGGCTGCATCATAGCTCAAGGGCAGGCGGCTGAAAAGCGTGCATTGATCCTGCGAATGCGCGCGATGGTGTCCGGGGAATCGGTCGCGTGGAACTTCACCGGCATGTCAGGCCGCAGCGCCTCGCACACCGAGGCATTGTCGGCCGGGGCGACCATGGTGGAGCACCCGGCGATCCCGAGGCTACAGGCCACGATCCAGATTGTTCGGGTCATTGGCGATTGCCTCCGGGCTGTCGACGACGGCCGCCGCCGCCTTGTTCGCCGCCGCGATCCGGCTGAGCCCGTCCTGCAGGCTCGCCCGGATCGCCAGCGACGCGCCCATGTCGACCAACTTGGCGTCATGGACGGCGTCGGCTATGGCCAGCGCCAGCTTGATGCTGTTTTCCAGCAGCGCCAGCGCGGCCAGCGGGTTCACTGGAGGGTAAACTGCCCACGGATGGGCACACCTGCCACGGCGGGGCCGGACGCGCCCAGCGGGGCGGATTTGGCCGTTACGGCGGCACAGATGGCGGCTGCAATGGCCTCGGCCGTGTTCAAGGCCGGATTATTGGCCGCGATCAGGCTGGCCACGGTCGTCGCGGTCGGCAGGAAGGCGCAGGCGGCCACGGCGGCGGCCTGTACGTCCTGCACATTCAGTGTCGTGCCGGACGTCGTCACGCAGCCCGGCAGCCCCGCTCCCATCGCTATGGCCGCAACCGCCGCGAGGAGCGTGCGGACGCGGCTCACGTGCCGCCCCCGTCGTTTTCGTCGGGCTGCGGCGGCTGCTCGGGCTCGTTCGGCTGGACGGCCAGCGCGCGGGCCGCGTCGACCGCCACGATGACTTCCTCCATCGCCTTGTCGATCATGTCCTCGGGAATCATCGAGCGCTTCCACGAAGACAGGTTCGCTTCGAGGAACTTGTGAAGCGCCTCCTTGCCGGCGACGATCTCCGCGCCGGTCACTTCCGCTGGTGTCTTAGCCATTGCCCTTCTCCTTCGTTCCCTCAATGGGCGTCCACCGACCAACGATCTCGGCCGGGATGTCAGGCAGGGGAACGGTCTGCCCGGCAAGCTCGTGTGTGCAGTCGCCGAGGTACTGGATTTTTCCCTCGCGCAGGAAGTAGTGGCAAACCTCAGTCTTGCCCGCCCGGCTCGATCCCACTGGAAACGGCCCGTTCGTGATGTTCATGCTCGGCGCGAACGTAGGCGCTTCAATGTTGCCGTCGAAGCTCCACTTCGCCCCGTTGCTGAATGGAGCGTCTACGGCGAAGCCATGAACCTCGCCGCAGGCAGGACACCAATGATTGATCGTCGGCACTCCATGCCAGCCTTCGCGCCGCACGAGCTTCGCGCCGAGCCAAGACTGGCGGAACGTCACGCAACATGCCCAGCAAGCTCGGCATCGCTGCCGAACAGGTCGATCACCCAGTAGTCCGACCCATAGACCGAACTGCCAAGGTAGGCGTCGGGGATGTAGCAGTTCCCGTTCACGCCCCAGTCTTCACCCCACGAGTTGCGCACGGTGAAGTAGCCCGGCTTCTGGCCGTAGCCAAACGCTAGCATGCAGTGTCCGCCCACGAGCTTGTCGCCATGCTCGGGCATCGGCACGACGCCGGTCCTCTCAACGATGCCGCTCTCGAAGCTCTCGTAGACAGAGATGCCAACGATGACCGGCGAGCCCGAGGCGATAGCGAGCTTGATCGAGTTAGTGTCGACGTTCACTCGACGATAGGTGAGCGCCTTGTACTGCGCCGCATCATCGTAGAGTTCTGCCGGCGGCTCCTGCGACCACTTCTCCGTGTCGTAGGGCCACAAGTCCTCGTGACCAACGCCCCTTTGAGAGAGCACCTTGATCACGTCGCGGATTTGCGCGCCACTGTCGCTGCGCACCGAGTTCTCCGACTTGCGGCTGTCGTAGTAAAGCTGCAGGCGCGACATCGGGAAGTCGTAGGTGGTGCCACGCTTGATGATGTGGAAGCGCGCGGCTCCCGAGACGCCGTGCGCAGTGCAGCTTCCGATGGGGCCTTGATTCATCGTCGGCGGCATCCACGGGCCGAGATCGGCGATCAGCGGCGGCGGCGCGGCCGACATGCGGCCGAGCATGATGTCACGATGGTCCTTGATGTCGGGAAGGCACCCGTACCATGCCGTCATCACTCGACCTTCGGCACGATGGCGTTGCTCGTGTCCAGCGCGGCGGCAACGACTGCGGGCGACGCCTCAGTTCCTCGTGTCGTATCGACCGAGACTTCCGCGCCCTTCACGGTGGCGGCCGACTTGAGCAGAGCCGGGTCACTGTTGGCCGAGCGGTCGTGAATAATCTTGATGACAAGCGGGATGACGACGAGAAGCGCCTGCACGATCTTGATGAAGTTCGACGTCTGATCGGCCGGCAAACCGATCTGCAACAACAGCGCGGCAATGGGACCGCCTGCCGCGAACAGCGTGGTCAACTGCGCCCAAAGTTGATCGTTATTGCCCATGAGCGTTTTGAACATTGAGTTCCCCTTCGTTTCTTACAGGCCGATAGCCGCCCGCGTCGCTGGGCCGACGATGCCATCGGCTTGCAAGCCATGATACTTCTGCGCCTCGCGGATTGCACTCGCGGTTTGCGGGCCGAAGACGCCATCGTCGGAGATACCGAGCTTGCGCTGCAGGGCCGCCACATCTGCGCCTGAGCAGCCGATCAGCATGGTGCGAGGCGTAGGAGGGATCGGCGGGAACGATGTCCCATCGCTCGACAGGTGCGGCATGAAGTAGGTCATGACCGTGTTCTCAATCGCGATCAGCGACTCCGCATAGTGCGGGTCGGTGGCGTAGCCGGCGCGCTGCAGCGCCTCGAAGAACGCCGCATCGCCTTTGCCGTCGAACACGCCGGCATCACGGTAGCGCTCGTTCTGGCTCAGGAACGCGAGATGGTCGGCGATGCAGGCGGCATAGTCCGGGTAATCCCGAAACCAGTCGTCCTCCTCCTCCCACTCACCGGCCAAGAACTCGCGCGTGCGAACCTTGACCTTCGCGCCGGTCCAAGCGTGATCGGCCTTGATGCCGAACAGGTTGCAGTTGCCGACGCGGCTCTGGCCCCAGCCGCTTTCGAGCGCGGCCTGCGCTACGATGGCGGCCGGCGACACCTTGAGCTTGAGCGCCGTAGCCTCGGCCGCCGTCAACATCTGCGCCACCCACACTAGTTCGCGCTCCAAAGCGGGATCAGCAAATGGCGAGGCAACAATCCACGTCGTCATGATTTCTTCCCTTCTGCTGCCGCTCGCTCTGCGCGCGATTCTTCGATCTTGCGGTCGATCATCTGAAACAGCGTGGCGCTGTCCTTTACATTCAGGACAGACAGCAGGTTGAACTTCAAGTCCATCATCTCGCGAAGATGATCGAGATCGCTCTTTGTCTTTTCCGCCAACCGCGCCGCCATGTCGGCGGTGTGCTTTTCCAGCTTGTCCGCAAGATCGGCGACCTGTCGTTCCAGCTTAGTTGCGAGATCGTTTGTCTGCTTCTCCAGCCTAGTCGTGAGATCGTTGTTCTGTCTCACCATGCTCTGACGAATGGACACCAGCGCCACGATGCCGGCGATAATGACGCTTACCAGTCCGATGATGGTATCGAATGGCATTCAAAGCCCCCGTTCCATGTCACTTGCGCTTCACCGCCGGGATGACCGGAGCGTCGCCATCCTGATCGGCGGCCGGCTCGACTCCCAAGCTCGTCAGGATGCGATTGAGCGTCCGGAATGTCTGCTTTTGGTGGTCGCGGATTTCCTGAACGTCTCTTTTCAGAGCCCCGACATCACTGACAATCGTGTTGTAGGTGACAGCAGCCGCGATGATCATGGGGATCACGATGACACCCCCCACCACGATGTCGCGAACTGACAGGCTCATGTTCGCAAGGTTGCCGTTGCCGTTTCCATTGACGTTTGCCATTGCTCTTGGCCTTTCTTCCCCCCGTTCTTGAGAGAGGAGCCGCCTGCCGCCGAAGGCAAACACCCCCGGCGGCAGAGGGTCCGCGACCCCCGCCCGGCAAGCCCTGAAGGGTAAGGGCCGCAAGGTAGCTCCAGAATTGACGTAGATGGCCGCCAGAGGGCGACCGGGCGGGAGGCTATCAGGGTGCCACCCCAAGGGACGGCACCCGCGCCAGCCTCACCACAGGCTCAGGCCGGCGGCGTCCAAGTCGACGGCGGCGTGTAGGTCCAGAAAGGTTCGACGTTGTCCGGGCAGACGATGAACATCGCCTGTACCGTGGGGTTGAACGTGTTGTAGGCGGCCTGATCGGCCACCTCGACAACGAGAGTGTTCACAACGCGAGCGTACATGGTCATCCCAAAATCTCCACTCCGACAAAGCCGACGCCACCGCTGCCAGCTCCACTTGCACCGTAGCCGCCGCCGCCGGCAATGCCAGCGGGCGCACCAAGAGTACCGCCGCCGCCACCGCCGCCACCGGGACCACCGGGGCCAGAAACGCCGGTGCCCGAGTTTTCGGCCGAGCCGCCGCAACCGTAGCCGGATGGCGTCACGGCAATGCCGACGCCATACCCGGAGCCCGACGAGGCTAGAACGGAGTATGATGCAGGGACGCCCGGAAGTAGGCCGAGCCCCCAGCCGTCGATGCAATTCGAGCCGCCGACGAGATAGCCGGCAGATGACCATCCCGCTCCCGCCAGTCCGACCGCCGAGAAGCCATCGCCGAAGCGATTGCCTGCGGCACCACCGCCGCCGCTCGCATTGCCAGTGCCGCCGCTCGTGTTGATGCTGCCGCCCGAGCCCGCGCCGCCAACGCCGCCGTTGTAATTTCCACCTGTAGCAGAGAGGATGCCGCCGAAGGCCGAAGTTTGGCCGGCGGGACTTCCGCTATTGCCGACCGTGTAGGCGTAAACCTGTCCCGGCTTCACTGTCAGCACGATCTCGGAATAGCCGCCGCCGCCGCCGCCTTCCGACGCGCCGCCGCCGCAGATGAACGGACGAATGCGCGTGACGCCCGCCGGTACGGTGAAGTTGCGCGTGCCCGGCTTCGTGTCGAACAGAATGATTGACGACTTGAACGCGCCGCCATTCGACGGCAGCGTCGCCGTGCCGGGGAGTAGGCCGCTTATGACGTTCGGATCACGGCCGATGTCGATCCCGTCGTTGTAGATCGTGCCGATGCCGCCGGACGGCGTCGAATAGGCGTTGTTGAAGTAGAGCCCGTTCGTGCCCGCCACGGGATTGGCGCTGTACGAGCCGGGGCCTGCATTGACCGAATAGGCGAGCCCGGAAAATCCTTGCGCGAGCGCAGGCTGCCCGACGCCGACGACGGCCGTCGACTCCACTTTGGAAGCGGCGAAATACGTGCCCTGCGATCCTTGGTTGTCATAAGCAAAAAGTGCCGTGTAGTCGCCGACCACGGACGGCGTTGCCGGATGCCCGGTCGGCGGGCTCGTTCCCGTATAGAGGCCACCACCGCCGCTTAGGCATCCCAGCGCTACGCAATCGGTGCCATTGTAGTTGACCGCACCGAACGCGGTGATGCCCTTGCGCTGATAGGGACCGACGACGCCGAGCGACGCATCGGCCAGACCGATGCTCAACCACGACGCATATGTAGGCGAAGAAAGAGAGTGCCCATAACACGGCACAAGCAGAACGATAATCACATCGTTCACGAGAGCGGCGTCCATGTTGTAGTTTAGGTAAGTCGCCGTCGATCCGCCGATAGAGGAGTTCGTTGCGAGGACAACGCCGGCTGTCGAAATCCTGCTGCAAACGATTGAAGGCGACGACAGCCCGAGGAACCAGAATTGGATGCCGTCAGAAAGTACCTTGAACTTGGGAGCGACAGACGCCGATCCTCCGATTGTGATGTTCGCAGGCGTCCCCTGAACGGCTCCCGCATTGCTATAGACGCCGGACGTTGCGGTAGTCCCATGAGCACCGGCAACAGAATAGAAGCCGGTCATCGTGGCGATCTGGACAAGCTGCCCAGCCGCCGCGCTAGACGACGCCGTGTTCGTCGGACCAGCGACAGCCGCGCCGCCAACCGTGACGACGACGTGATTGATGCCGGCAGTGCCGCCAGCCGTCGCCGTGCCGTTGAAGGCCACGACGATGTTGCCGCTCGAAAGCTGCGCCATCGCAAGCGACACAACGGTGCCCCCAGCAAGCGTCTGGATGTTCGTCGGCGCGACGATCTGGACGCCGGCATTGGTGTAGGTCGCGAACTGGACAGACGTGCCTGCGCTGGACTGGAAGGCGATGGCGAAACCGCCGCCCGACAAGGCGCAAAGTCCGAACAACTGATAGTTAGCCGGCGACGGACTGTAGGCGAGGCCGATATTGATTGGGCCGGCGAGGATGTTCAGGCCCGCGTCGAAGATCGTGAAGTATGTGTTGGTGGCATTGTAGGCGGCGACGAACGTGCCGTTGGAAAGCTGCGCGAGCGCTGACGTGAAGTAGGTGGCGCCCGAAAGCTGCGCCGTCAGCGTCACGCTACCATCGGCCGGCGGCGTCTTGTTGACCTGCAGCCCTTGAGCGTTACCCGCCCCCGGAAAGAGCGTGTAGACGTTGCCCGCCCGATCTCTCGCCATCGGAATGTACGAGCCGTATTCCACGTAGTAGGACGAGAACTTCGTCTCGGGAACAATCGGTCCAGCACCGATGACAGCATAGTCCGTAGTCGCGACGGGCCACGCCTCGTTGCCGGGGCCGCCGATCTCGACGAGCGAGTTGGCCGCGATGGCGGCATAGCCCGCCGGGACGTTCGTGATCTGGCCGTTCTTGATGGTATTGGAAAGCGCGGTCATTGCGGACTCCAGTCAGTGCCGGTCAAAGAGTAAACCATGTCGAACCCGTTGACGTTCAACGCCTGATTGCCGGCGATGCCGTCGATGGTGCGACCGTTGGGATTGAGCGTGACATTGTTGAGGCCCATCGCGAAGCCAACATCACGCAGTTGGTAGTTGTCGCCGTTCGAGGCCAACAATTCCATCGTGAAGGTGAAAGGGCCGCCGCGACTGTCGAGATCGTAGAGGCCCGGCGGATAGGTGCCGCTCGTCGTGATGTAGATCGCCTGCCCGGTGAAAAACGTCGGGATCGGCGGCACCGTCAGCCAGTAGTCGCCATTGACGTCGCAGTTCACCGTGATGCTCTGCCCGGACGACAGCGTCACGGTGCCGTTGATCAGGCCATTGAGCTTGCGCCCCGTGGGAACGCCGACCGTGTCGGTGTAGACCGGATCGCCGTTGATGATCGTAGTCCACCAACCGTTCGCGACCGAGCCCAGCGTCGGCAGCGTGTCCACCATGTTCGCGCCGATGATGGTGTTGTTGCGAACGCGCACCTGCCCGAAGTCCGAGCGCGTGTAATTCTTCGTCGTGCCCGTGACGTTGGGATTGACCGGCACGAGATTGGCTTGGCTCTGCCACACCGCGCTCGCCGCGTTGCCGGTCGTGGTGCACACCCAAAACGCGCCGTCCGTGCTATCCCAGCAGAGCGACGGCGACGATGCGGCCGTGGCCGCGACGCCAGCAACATGACCGTTCGGATCGCCGGCCCATACTTGCTGGAAGCCGAGGAATTGCCAGTTCGATCCACCCGTGTCGGGATCGCTCGTGTTGGCGTCGATCAGCGACAGCCACCAACCGAGGCCGCCAGCCGCCATGATCACGGCACCTTGCGGATAGCCGCCAACGATGGACGAGAAGGCAGCACTGTAGGGCAGCGGGCCGCCGGCATTGAGCCACTGCAGCCACACGCTCATCGAGTAGAGCACACCGTTCATGTCCTGCCCGAATGGCGCAATGCCGCCGCTGGCAATCGGCTCCATGTTCACGCCACTGAATCCGACGTGCCATGACGCGCGTCCCGGCGTGACCGTCGTCGGCGGGATCGTTGAACGGGTAGCGCCGCCGGCATCGAGCGCGAACGGCACCGAGATCAGGGTAGGGATGTCTGCAGCGTTCATACTACGGGCTCACCACATAGGAGACTGCCACGCCGGTCGGGCGAGGCAAGACATTCGAGGTTTCGATGATCGCCAACTCGACCTGCGTCGGCTGGAAATTGAACGTGTAGGTCATGGTCATATCCTGACCGTCCGTCACGTAGCACGGGCCGCGACCGGGAAAGAGAAGCTGCAGCACGCGATTGATGCCGGGGATCGAGCCGTAGGTGATGTTCGCCAGCGCCTTGGCGTAGATCAGGATGCGATAGGCATCGTCCGACAGGATGAAGTTCTGTGTCGTGTCCTGCCCGTTGAAGAACGGGGACACGTTGAAAGGATCGAAATCCGGCGCTCCCTCGTGGAAGCCGAAATAGCGCGAGTTCACCTTGAGCGCCCGGCTCACCACGACGATGCGGCCCCACACATCGAGGCCCCAGCCCTGAGCCGTCGCCACGTTCCACACGAGATTGTAGAAGCGATCGATGTTGAGCGTCGGGTCGACGGAAGCGGCATAACTTTCCAGCAGCGACAGGATCGTGTTGCTGTTCGCGTACTGGCTGATAACGGTGGCTTCCCAGTCGAACGGAGCCGTCATACGAACACCACGTTGATGCAAGCCGGCGTCAACGTCGGCACCTGATTGATCCGCACGCCGACCGACGTCAGCGTCGGAGCCACCAACTGCACGCTCTCGCTGGCGAAGCTCTGGACGATGCTCGTCTGATAGGTGCCGGTGCTTCCGGCCGAGCCGGTGAGTTGCGACGAGATCAGCGTGCCCTCTGTCACGGTCGACGTATTGTCGAACACGAACTGGCCAGCCGCAGCCGTGCCGGTGATCGCCGTCACGTTCAGCACACTCGACATGGCCGTGCACGACGCGGCCGTCGCCGACGTGGCGACGCTCGTGACATAGACGCCCGTGCCGCCCGGCGTGCCGCTCGTCTGCGAGAGGATGGTGGTGCCGAGCGTGATGCCCGCGCCCGCGATGATGTCGCCCGCCGAGAGATAGCCCGAGGAGATCGCTGACACGGTGAGGTTCGTGCCCGAACCCGTTGCCGTGAAGGCTGAGCCCATGGTCGCGGTCGCGGTCGCGGTCGGAGCGTTCTGTGTTCCCAGCAGGAGCGAGATGATTTCAGCCCACGTGCCCAGCGCCAGCACGGGAGCATAGAACCGGCTCGCGAAGACGGTCCCGCCGATGCGTGCGCGCGAGCCACCATCCGCGCCGGCAAAGGCGTTGATGATGGCGTTCTGGATCAAGGCCGTCGCATTGGCCGGCACGAACGGGCTGTTGGCAATCGTGACGGTGAAGGCGAACGGCAGGGCCGGCGGCGTCTCATAGATGACCGTGTAGGGCACGCCGGGCGGCGTGTACTGGACGCTCGCGTCGTACACCGTGACCGTCGTGTTGCCCGCGTAGTACGGGCAGCCGGGCGCTTTCTTGTTCCAGATGGCCGTGGCCACGTCCGTCGAGTCGCCGCCGACCGCCGCCACGTAGAGCGCGTTCGGCCCGAGGACGACACCGCCAAGGTTCATCGTGCTTGCGCCAACCGTCTGCGAGTGATTGACCGTCCATGACGTGCCGCTGCCGCCCGTGATCACGGTCCCGCTCTGCACCGCAACGCCACCGGACGAACCCGTGACCGTCTGGCCGATTGCGATGGTGCCGCTCAGCACGCCCGTCACCGTCAGCGTCGTGCCGGAGATGTGGCCTTGGATGACGGCGCTCGGCGTGGCCGCCACATCGAAGGCGTTCGGATTGTCCGTCGCATAGGCGTCGAGAACGCCGGACACCTTGAGCACCGATCCGAGCACGGACGGCAGGAAGCCCACGGAGTTCGCGGCAACCGACTGCTCGCGCCGGAACTCGAAGGCCGCGCGGCTCTCGACGTCGTTGCCCAGCACGCCGTCAGCCGGATTGTTGATCGTGTTCCAGCCGGGAACGATCCGGTAAATCCGGTTCAGCGTGTTGGACGGGCATGGAATCGGCCCCGTGACCTGACATGCGAATTGCAGCGTGATGTTGCCCGAGAGCGGGATCGTTCCGCCGTCGACGGCGTAGTAGATGTTCCCATCGGTCGCCTGCGCCAGCGAGCCCGGCGGGATCGTAACTCCGATGTCACCGATGCACAGACAGGACACCACGGTCGGCTCGGCCGGCAGCCGCGACAGAAAGTAGATGCGCGCGATGGCGTCCTGCATGCGACCGCTCGCGAAAGCCGGGTCGACACTGTTGGCCAGTTCGCAGAACTGATCGTTCGCATTGCCGATCACCGCCGTCTCTGTCGACGCGAGTTGACCTTGTGGCGTTGGATTGACCGGCGTGCCGAAGTTGAGCGTCGTGTTGAAGGCCGCGTTGAAGTCGGCCTCGACGCCCGCAAGGATGTCGGACTCAAGCGGCGGGTCGAATCCGGTATCGGTGAAGGCTGGAACGGGAACGGCTGTCGGCATTTAGAAACTCGCTACTCCGGTTTGGCCTAGACCGTTGGTGATCTGGACTTGGCCGGTCACGCGCCGGCCCTCGGTGCTTTGGATGAAACACTGGGCAGAGGCCGTGCCCGGCACGAGCAACGCCGCCTGCACGAACTTCGCCTTCATGAGCGCGGCCGGCGGCAAGCGGCCGAGGATTTGCTGCCAGTAGGGAACGCCGCGCCCGGTGTTGTACCAAAGCTCGCCCTGAAACAGACGAAGCTCGCTGGCCGCATCCTGCGCCTGCGCATAGAGCCCGGTCGCCACGGCGATGTTGCCGCTTTGATTGAGCGTCAGGTCCCATGATTGTAGATCGAGCAGAAGCGTGTCCATGTCCTACCCTGTCGGCGTGTTGGTCGGCACTTCCGTATCGCCGTGGCTGTCGTTGCCCTGCGTGTGGGTGTGCTGGCTGACGGTGTGCGTGTTGAACGCCTTGACTTCCTTCGTCGCGGTGAACGAACCGTCCTGCGTGATGTCGCCCGTGATGTTGCCGGTGCCACTGAACTCGAACGATCCGTTGAGCTTGAATAGCGGTGTCGTCATCTCGATCTTTCCCGACTTCATGTCGATGATGTTGCTGAACCGATCCGTCAGCTTCATCCCGTTCTTCGTCAACTCGACGGTGTTGCCGTTCGTGTCAATCAGCGTGATGCCGTCCGGCGTCGCGAGATACTTGTTGCCGTTCTTGTCGATCAGTTCGAGGCCGTCGTGTCTGTAGCGCAGATATTGATCCGGCTCGTCGGCAAGCAAGGCGTCCTGATACATGCCATCGGCGAAATCAAAACTGCGGAACGAGCCTGCGTTGGCGATGTCGCCGCTTTCCTTCACCGCCGAGATGTCGCGCATGGCGACCGACATCACGCCGATGTCTCCTTCGACCGGGTCGTTGATAATCGCGCTCTTGCCGCCCTGCCGGCGCGAGAACGGGATGCGCTGAATGATACCATGCGGGCGCGCGTTGCCGACGCCGTCGTACTGATTGACCATCGGCTGCACATCGACGAAGCCGGCCTTGCCGACGATGCCCGTGCCATCCGCGCCGACCTTGTTGCCATCCGCATCGTAGACCGCCACGACCTTGACCGGCAGGTTCGTGGCCTGCTTCGACATCATGCGCTGGACGATGAAGCGGATTTGCTTTTCCAGCGTATTGTTGGTCTGCGGCTTCTTCTGCAGATAGCCAGTGCCTTTGTCGTCAGCCACTAGGCACCGTCTCTGGATAGTTGGGATCGATGCAGCTTAGCGTCATGAACCATTTCCCGTGGTTCACGTTGGAGTCCAAGTCCAACTCGATCTTGTTCGTCGCCCACTCGTTGCTCGCGCCGACGAGATCGCTCTCGACCTTGAGTCGCTTGCCGAAGTCGATGCCCGGCGTGAACAGCGCCTTCACGAGAATGCCTTCGGCCGTGTAGGTCGGATAACCGACCATAATGCTCTTGCGCGAGATCAGCGGGATCGACGTCGTATCGCGCGAGCGGTTGCGCGGCCAGATGGCGAGCACGCCTTTCTCAATCGTCCAGTCGACATCCGCCGCGAGGCAAATCTGTGCGATCTGATCGAAGGTCGAACTCGAACAATAGGGGTTCGAGAGAACTTTGTTCACGTTGTTGTTCTCGAACTTGAGCCCGAGGTTTTCCGCCAGCGGTTTCAAGATCGTCTCGATCTTGACCGCGCCGTTGAAGCTCACCGGGTCTGCCTGATCGACCTGCCCATTGATGGCGGTCTGCCCTGTCACACGGAAGGCCACGTCGGGAGCCGACGTCATATCGGCGAACGCGCCCGTGACGGTGCCGATGAAGACCACCGTCATCCCGCTTTCCTTGTCGCCCGCGAGGACCGTGACCGTGTTCGTCGGGAGCAACTGGATTTTCACGCCGAGCGTCGAGAGTTGGTTCATCTGCGACAGCGTCATGCCGTAGATGGCCATATCGAGAGTCGGTGCCGTCTCGCCGCCCGGATTGACGACCTTGGTCGTAATGCGCAGCCCCGGTTTATCCGCTGTGTTCAGGCTGAGCGTGTTGAGCCCTTCCTGCTGGCGCGCGACAGGCGTGTTGCCGAACGATCCATTGGCCAGCACGAACTGCACTTGGATAAGGCGCTGGACGAATGCCATCAGCCGGTCATCCCCGGAAATCCCGCGAAACCGGAAAGCTCGGCGGCTTCGATATAGTACAGACTGAATTGCGCGCCGAGCCCAGTGAAGACAGGATCGAGGCCGGTGCCATTCTCGTCGTAAAATATGAAATCGCCGGCCATGCCGAAGTAGGTATTGCGCACGATGCGGTTCAGGTTTTGGCAAATCACCAGCCCGAGCATCTGCTGGCCGTTCAACTGGATGTTCATGAACAGGCCGCTCGCAAGCTGGCGCAACGTCACCGTGATCGATTGCTCGTCGAGGATCACGTTGAAAACCTGCGAAGGAAGCGGCTGAGTTGGGACGAGTCTCAACTTGGGCCTCCCCCTATGACGGCCGCAGGCGGCGCTGTTGCGTCAACCTTCGCTTTAATCTGAGCCGCCGTTTGCGGCGCAACCGGCTCTGCCTGAACCTGTCCGCCGTTCGACGAGTCCGCCCCGCTAGGCGCGGCCGTCGCGCTCAGGCTCGCATCCGTCGTCACGCGAATCTCGGCCAGCCATACCGCGACCTTCAACAAGCCAACGGTCGCCGCCTGCCGATTGTAGTCGATGTGGATGATGTTGGCGCTGAGATAGGTGAACTCAGGCGTGATCACATCGTAGAGCTTGAGATCGCCGGCAATCGTATCCAGCGAGCGAAGCAACGCCGTGCGGTTGGGCAGGCTGCCGCCAGACGCGAACACGAAGCGCGCCGAATAGGGCGACGCGACCTTGTCGTAGCTCTCGAACGCCCCGCGCTCCAGCGGATAGTCCGCCACCGTCGTCTCGTTCTTGTACTCGAACTGAAGCACGGTATCGAAGTTGACGACCGAATTGCCGTTGCTGTCGAAGATACCCCATTGCGGCGGCAGGATGCCAATCGCGGCGAGATCGCGCGAGATCAGGCCGCCGCCACCCGCCAGCGAAGTGCCCGGAATGAGATTGCTAAGGGGAAGCGCCATCTAGTTCGTGCCTCCGACCTGAGCGGTCGCCGTCGCCTCGGCTTTAGCTTCACTCACCTTTTCCCAAAGAGCCCGCGCCACAGCATCGGGATCAGAGACTCCGGTGATCGTGACCGGCCCCATATAAATGCTAGAACCTTGGCCCTTCTGGATTGTGTTGTTCGTGGTCGTCGTGGTCGTGTCGCGCGCCGCAATCGCCGCGCCAGCGCCGGCTCCTGCCGTTGCGCCAGCCGGGAGCTTTTTCAGCGCACTCGTTTTCTCTTCCGGCGTCAGGTCGTTGTAGTGCTTCTCCAAATCATCAGCGCGACCACGACGGATCGCTGCCTCCTCGCCCGGATGCAACGGCCGTTCGACCTGCGTGCTGAACGCGGCAGCGACATCGCCCGAGTTCTTCATGATGGCGATCTGCCGCCCGGCCGTGCCTGACTGCGGATCGGAGCCGGTGCGCAGTTCGTGCGTGATAAACTTCAACTGATCGAGGCGGCGCTTCTCGGCGTCGATGGTCTTGTCCATCATGTCGTAGCCGAACACCTTCTGGAACATCGCGCGACGCCCGGCGTCCCACTGGAACAAACCCTTCGAGCGGCCGTTGTCGCCGACCGCGTTGATGTCGCCACTGCTCTCACGTGATTCGTTGGCGACGATGCCGATGGCCTGTTCCTTCGTCCACCCCATCCCCTGCAGTGTGCGGATGTCCTTTTGAAGCTGCGCCATGCTGGCCGGGTTGACCGCGCCGCCACCGCCGCCCACGACGCCTTCCTTGACCGCGCCGCCGACCTTGCCGGACTGCTTGTCGAACGGCCCGTTGGTCTTGAACAGGTCTTCACCCGTGATCGCGCGCCAGATGGTGTTCGCTCGATCCGTCACCCAGTCGAACGCGCGGCCGAAGACGTACTTCACCGCATCCCACACCGCCGGTCCCACGTTAGCGATCATCGCCGGCAGGCCAGTCCACCAATCCTTGAACAGCCGCTCCATGGAGCCGATCATCTGGCTCCACGCCCGCTTGATGTCCTCGGCCTTCCCGAAGAACAACTGATAGATCAGGTTGAGCACGCTGCTGTAGACCGCGAGCGTGTCGTTGATGGTTTTCCACATCCACTCGAAGATCGGGACCATCACGCCCTTGATGTCGTTCCACGTGCGGATCGCGATGGCGGAAATCTCTCGCCACCAATCGGCCACGGCCTGATAGAAGTCGCCGAACTTGGACTTGCCGCCCTCCGTCCATGTCGACCAGTCGTCCCACAACAGCAGGATGCCGGCGATCAGCGCCGGGATAATGGCGATCCAGCCGAACAGCGCCACGCCCACGGCGGTCGCCCCCACGGCCATCGCCGTGAACACCCGGTTGGCCTCTTCCTCGTGCTGGCCAAGATAGTCGAAGATGTGCTCGATGCGCCCCATGATCGACACGAGCGTCGGCCCGAGCTTTTCGTTCATGGTCGACTGCAGCTTTTCCAGCGCCAGCGTCGTGCCGGACCATGCGGTCTGCACCCGCTCGGCCATGTCAGTCTCGCCCTTCGTCGGCGCGTAGTGCGCCGCCTTGGCCATCATGGCCTGATATTTCTTCTCCTCCATGAGCACGAGATTGATCAGCGTGGGATCGAGCCCGAGGCCCGCCAGCAGGGAGGACGCCCGGCGCGGGTCCAGATGGCGATCCTGCACGGCTTTTCTGAGCCGTGGAATGGCTTCCATCACGCCCATGATCTGACCGTTGGCCCCGCGCAAGGACACGCCCAGCGCCCGCAAATAGGGCAACACGGCCTTCCCCTGCTCGGGGATCAGGGAGATGTTCACCAACTGGCGATCAAAGGCGGCCATGGATGCCGCCACGCTCTCGGCCGAGCCGCCCGCCAGCCGGGCCGCGTTCTGCCACATGCCAAGCTGCTGAGTCGTGACGCCGAGGATGCGCGCCAGCCGGCCGGTCGCGGCGTCCGACTTAAACACGTCCTCGGCGAACTCTTTCAGCGCCTTGCCGCCAGTGAAGGCGAGGAACAGTTCGATCACCTGCCCGCGAAGCTCGCGCACGAACTCGCTGGCATGCTTGGCCGTCTCACCGATCTCTTTGCCGGTCTTGCTGGCTTCGTCCTTGACCTTTTTGAGATGGTCGCGTGTTTCGTCCGAACCCCGTTTGGTATCCGAGGTATCGAAGCCGAACCGGACGACAAAAGTGTCGATGATGTTCACTTGTTCATCTCCGCTTGGCGGCGACGCAGGACGCGCTCGTTGTGAGCATCGACGACGATGATCTCGTGCAGGTCATAGACATCCTGCAGCGAGTAAACCGTCTGACACTCGATCAGCGTGGCCTTGTTGGCGCTGACTACGGTGCCAATGATGGCGGGGACATTGGCGTAGCTGACGTAGTCGCTCCCGTCGCCGTATTCGATGTCTGGCCGACGACGGGAATGGAAAAACCCGTGTGAAGCTCGAAGACTTCAGTGCGCAGCCGGACGTAGGTGGCGAACTCCTCGATGTCGTCCTCGCCTGACGTTGAGTCGATCCTGAGTGGCCGCGAGAAGTCGATGTTGTTCTTGTCTGGAATGATGCGAACACACTCCATGATCTCGTCCAGCAACGGCTTGAGATCGAACGGATCGACCTTCATGAGAGACGTGAGGCCGATGGTGGCGAGCTTCTGCATGCCAAGGTTGTCGGTGTCGCCGATGTCGGCTCCCGCCTTCCCCAACGCGAGGAGAGCCCGCGTCGCCCACCATTCGGCAGCCGCCGCAGACTTCTCGTTCACCACGAACAGCTTGCCCTTGTCGCGGCCTTCGGCCGAGATCGTTACCAGCTTTGACTTGCGCATTCCTTAGACCCTTCCTCGGAATGAGAGTGATGGCGACGTGTCGCCGGGAAATCGCGGCCTAGTACGGCACCGCGATCATCTGATTCCACGTGATCTCGTACTTGCGCGGCTTGAGCACCTTGCCGGCGTCGGGGATCGGCGGATACATCGTCAGGAAGCCGTTCTGCATGTCCCAACGCTTGCGGATGGCATTGATGCTCACCGAGCCGTAGCACGTGTAAAGATCGCCGAGCGTCTGCTGGGCCTGCCACCACGCATCGAAGATGTCGTTCGAGGCCGAGTTGGCTTCGAGCGTGATCGACTGCTTCGTCTCCGTGAAGACAAAGCCGCCGGAGAGAATGCCGTCGACGCCCATCTGCGTCTCGGCCGCCTTGATAGGCTCCGTCGAGAAGATGTCCTCGACGGAAAACCCTTGCAGGCGTTGCGGCGTCGGGAACACCAACGGGATCGTCAGCGTGAACACCGCATTGTTGGAAGTGATCGTGGCCATCGTGGCGCTCCCTTACTGGATTTCGATGCTGGCGAGGTTGATCTGCTGGACGCTGCCGCCATCGCAGTACCAAAAGGTGCAAGGCGGCGACGTGCGCGCCGCGCGAGCGCTCGGATTGCCCGGCAGGACTTGGAAGTAGTAGCCCTGCGTGAACAGCGCGCCCGTGATGTCGAGGCCGGCGGCGTTGTTCACTTCCTGCTTCTGCAGGCTCGTGAGTTCCACACCCGGCGAGAACGCGCCGAAGTTGAGTCCGGCGTTGATCGTGGTGCCGCACGCCGCAATGATCGCGTCGCGACCGGCTTGCGTGTAGGGGACCGACTTGACCTGCGTCAGAAAGATCATGAGATCGGACTGGAACGAATTGTTCAGCCAAATCTGATCGACGTAAGAGTCGAGCCACACGAACTTGCCGGTGACAGAGCCCGGCGAGAAGAACGTGAAGTTCTGATTGGCCGTCGCGTATGCGCCATAGAAGTTGTAGGCGTTGGCGATCAGGTTCTCGGCGGTCGTCTGGTTCGTCACGCCCGGCGGCAGGCCGGACTGTGACTTGAACTTGAAGGTGATCCGGCCTTGCGTCTCGGTGAAGTCGATGGACGCCATAGCGCCCAAGATGAAGGCCGACGTCTGATAGGTGTTGACCGGATCGTAGATCAGGCAAATGCCCGAGGCGTTCGACTGCGTGAGCAGGTAGCCGAGGCTCGAAGTCGCCGGCACCGTGTTGGTCGCCGTCGCGTCGTTATCGTTGCAGACGTAAAGCCAGCGGTTGTTCTGCGCCGCCGTCCAGTTCGCGAACGCGAGCTTCTGCGTGTTGCCCGAGCCACCATCGGGATCGAACAGGGTCGTGTAGCCGGCCCAGTTCTGCGTGATCTGCACGAGTGACGCCATGAACGTGGCCGGCGTCGTCGCCGCAGCGCCCTGCGAGAGCACCGCACCTTGCGCGGCCTGCAGGAAAATCTGCGGAGCCAACGTGCCGGTCGCGAAGGCGACGGTCGACGGGACGCCAGTGATGCCGGACGTGACCACGAACGCGCCCGCCGTGCTGTCGAAGGTCACGGTCGGAGCCGTGGCAACGGCAGTGATCGCGATG